CATTATGGTGCTAATGATAGAGTAAGGCTGTTGATGGAAGAGTGCGGCGAACTTACGCAGGCCGCCAATAAAATTCTAAGATATCCAGACAGCCGTGAAGCAAGAGTCAACCTGCTGGAAGAAATGGTTGATGTATCAATCATGATTGAACAGATACGTACACTATTCAATTACAGTGAATCTGAATGGGAATCCATGAAGCAATACAAAACCAATCGTATCAAGAAAAGATTCATGAACGATGTAGGTGCAGCAACTAATGATGCAGAAAGCGAGGAATAGTTTATGGCAAGAGAAGAAAATAATAGTAGACTATATCAAGCGTTAGTAGTGCAGTATTACGGTTTGAAAGCAAAGCGTAAAGCGTGCTTGGAACAGATAAATGCTTTAGAAGCCAAACTTCAAGTACTAGCTGAACAGTTAAGAGACATTACTGATATTCTATGCAAGCATGGTGATTACATCTATGAACATTTTGAGGAAGAAAAGCCAATTGCAAAAAGTGAAAAATTGGAAGACGAATTAATAGATTGCGAATCTACAAAATGCGAGAATTGTGTGAATCATAATGAGTGTGAATATGAACCATACCCACCAGAAAGTGAGGATTAATGAATGGAAGAATATTTGGAAGATAATAGACCTTCACTTGAAGAACTGTGTGAAGAATATGATAAGTGTGTAGAATGTCCAGCATATGAATTTTGCCGTAGCATGGAAGAAAGTGAGAAATAGTCATGGATATAGAAAAACTTATGGAAGATTTGAAAAAGCTAAAACGCCCAACGGAGCTGCTTGGTAGAACAGAATATTTCCCTGTTATTGGAGCAGAGTATTTACCTGATGTGGAAATGGTAATTAGGCAGCATTTACTGGACGAACATGACAAAGAATTTGGCGAGTTGAAAGCTAAAGTCTATGCGTATGAGAAGATTATAGCCAATAGTAATTTTGCACCAATGATTATTAAAGAAAAGGCAATAGCGGAAAGTGAGGATAAGAAATGATAGACGAAGTGAAAAAACAAATTAAACTACTTGGATATAAAGGTTGTAAAAATTGCAAATATCAAATATCACCATTGAGAATGTGTGAATGGGGTGAACATGGCAATTATGAACGTATTAATTTGATTTGCCCTAGGTGGGCTAAGGTAAAAAATGAGGTGGAATAATGACAAAAGAAGAAGCAATCAAGCAATTAAAAATTGAATTATCAAAGTGGGAATCAGATTGCAAGTCTTATCACAAAACAAAAGATGCACTCGATATGGGAATCAAAGCATTACAGGACAAATCTTATGAATTGTGGAAAGAAAGTTATGTAGTAGAACACCAAAGAAATATTAGGCTTGAAGAAAAAATCAAAGAACTAGAGCAGAAGTCTTGTGAAGATGCAGTAAATAGAAAAGATGTATTTGATATGATAGAGCAAATACAAGATGCAGGTGGTTTTATAGGTTACAACACTTACTCAGAGGCTTTTGATAGAGTAGACAATATGCCATCCGTAACACCAGTTTCGTGCATTGCCAAAGTTGAATTTAACAAAGAAGACATGCAGAAAATAGTAGATGAAAAAGTGGAAGAGATAATGGCAGGCAATAGAGTCACTTGTAGTGATTGTAAATACAACACAAAGAATGGGTGCGGCATGGGGCATAGGTTTCGTATGAGAGAACCTAGTACATTTTACTGTGCAGATGGAGAAAGGAGAGAGTAAAAATGAAGATAATAATTGATATACCAGATGAAATGTATGAGGCTATTAAAAATAGTACTAAACCATTGTATTATGTTGAACACCTGATTAAAGAGGGTACACCACTTAAATCGCAAGAGCCAACTATTAAGGATGATTTAACAGATGATTACATGAAAGTAAGAAGATACTTTGATGCAATCGAATACAAAAGAAAAGCAAAGAATGCGGCTGGAATTACAGTGCTTGCGGTGATTACGTCAATCATGATTCTGATAGTACTAATTGCCTTCTGACAAAACAAAAAAATAGCGGTGTTCTGATGGCAGGGTACAGGATAACTGACTTTTAGTCATAATAACATTTCCTACCTTAATTAAAATTAACGAATAATAATTTACTAATAATAACGATTCATTGATCTCTAATTTTTCATTTTAATATTTCCTGAATTTCCCATAAATACGTATAAATATTGTCATCACATGTCATAGTTCTGTACTCTGCCACCAGAGCATCGCAAAAGAAAAGGAGAAAAAATAAATGCATAAAAATAAATATGATTTAGCGGAGGATATCGCTTGGATGCTTCATGAAATGGACGACTGCAAAGGATGTTTCATGAAAAAAGAGTGTCTAAGCAATCAAGAAGAAAAAGCACTTTGCGCTAACGTGACTGAACTCACGGAAGCCATAGAAAAGAAATATCTAAGATGAAGAGAAAGGAACAAGACATTATGCCTAATCCGACATGGGAAGACTTTGAAGATGAAACAAGAAAGCGTGAAGAGGAAGCCAAACATAAGCATACTTATAAAGTAAAGGCTAAGCTTACCTTTTCAGCAGAGTATGAGCTTGAAGATATAGATGATAGAGAAGATCATGATTTATATGAGCTTGCTGAAAATCATCTTCAGGAGTATGAAATGGAAAACATTCTACAGGAAGCAGATTATGACATTAGAGAGGTTACTAAGCGTGAGTAACATTTTAGCGATTGATCCAGGCAATAAAGAAACAGGATGGTGTGTAGTTGACAGTGTTACTCTTAAGCCAATTGAAATTGGAAAGACAAATAACACCGAACTCATAACAACAATTGAAAATATGTTATTTATACATCAGTCAAGTACAGGAGAAAATACTATTGATGTAGTCATTGAGATGATTGCTTCTTATGGCATGCCGGTTGGAAAAGAAGTATTTGATACATGTGTATATATTGGAAGGCTGGTAGAACTCTGTAGACAATACAAAGCTAAATGCACTCTTATCTATCGCAAAGACGAGAAAATGACTATTTGTCATTCAATGAAAGCAAACGATGCGACTATCAAGCAGGCATTGGTTGATAGGTTTGCTTATGGCGAGAAAAACTATGGCAAAGGTACCAAAGCTAATAAAGGATGGTTTTATGGCTTTAAGGCTGATATTTGGAGTGCATACGCTGTAGCAGTAACGTATAGCGATATGAAAGAACTAGATCAGCTAAATGACTCTCAGAAGATATTTTAGAGGGAGTGAGAGATAATGGAATTTAATTGGACGTGCGTAACATGTGCAAACAATACAGGCATTAAGTTAAAAGACTCTGGTGAGGTTGGCCAAGCTTGGAACAATAATATTAGAAAAGTGCACATTAACAAGTGTCTTGCATGTTCTTCTGGTACTACCTGTACGTTCTACAATGATAACAACAAATTGCAAGCAGAAGGTGGTTGTTCAGACTATAAACCAAAGTTAAAAGATCCAGAGCAGTCCACGATATTTGATTTTATTTAGTGAGATGAAGTTATATGAAAAAGACAAACGGTTTATATGTTGCTTATGATAAAAACGATAACATTATAGCTTGCGGTAGCGCTGAACACTTAGCGGAGGTGCTTGGCTTAAAAAGAAAGTTAGTATATCGGATTGCGTCAAGGACTCGTAGCGGAAAGCAGGAAGTAAACAAGACAAGGATATATAAGTATGATTGATGATATGGAGGTATTTCTAGATGGATAAAATTAAATTTATACCATTAACTTATATCAGCGGTGCAAAGACATACACTAAAGTGGACGCTATTGTACAGTTACTAGAAGATGAAGATAAAACTTATGTGTACACCATAAATGATGAAAGACCTATGATGGTAAAAGAAAGTATGGATAATATCGTCAGATGGATAGAAGCAAACTATAAAGAAAAAAGTTGCGATGTACTCGACAAGATAAGAGCCGAGATTGAACAAAGCTACTGTACGGTAAATAATGATTATGCTCGTGGACGCAATTATGGTTTATACATGGCAACACAGATTATCGATAAGTACAAGACAGAAAGAGAGGAATGAGAAATGGAAATGATGAAACTTGATGAAGCAAAAAGACGTGAATATGAAATTGTAGATGATTGCGTGAGTAGGTCAGGTGTAATAGTTCTAATAATGAAACTTAACTATAAACATTTATTTTCTTTTCCAAGTGGAATTAGTAAAAAAGCATTTAAGGACTTATTGAACGGGGCACAAGCATTGCCGTCTGTTACACCTACACAAAAATGGATTCCTGTTAGTGAGAGGTTACCAGAGGAAAATGGAAATTATCTTGTAACGGTAGAAGCAAATGATGGAACTGCCAAAATAAAGTATCAGGCGGTGGATCACTATGGTCCGAAATGGTTGCATGATGAAAAAACACGAAAGGTCATTGCATGGATGCCATTACCAAAACCTTATGGTGCAGAAAGCGAGGGCAAGCAATGAACAAGATTAAGCTTTGTCATGTGTTGTTAGTAAAAGAACAGGTAAAAGCATTGACAATCGCACATGAAATAACGCCACGAACAAAAGACGAACAAAAAGCATATTTTGATGGCTTCAAAATGTGTGCTGATTGTATTGAAAAGTATCTGACGAACGAGGGCAAGCAAAAATTAGAATGTTTGCTTCTCACTCTGAGAAAAGCGATAAAAATTGAAGAATAGGTAGAAAGAGGTATTTCTAGATGGATAAAGATGGAGTAGGAACTTTAATTATTATTGTGTTAATTGCATTGGCTATTAATGCACTGTTAGTGATTGGTCTTATTTGGGGCATTAATTTCTTGGGTATTGCTAATATCGCTATCACACCAAAGAGCGTTGCAGCAGTTACTATTATCTTAATTATTATTAGCGCTATTGTTGGCGGATCTAGGAGTTAGCGCATGAGTATAAAAAGCAGGAAGAGAGCAAGAGTAATATCAAATGTGATGTGTTAAAATAAGTGTAGTGTTGGAGGTAGCGACGAGATGGAGTTTACTAATAAAAAAGAAATGAGAAGATATCTTAAAAGCTATAAATGGTACTATGACAGGCTCGAAGATTTAGAGTCTAGATGTTTGCCTCAGTCACCAGCATTCAGCAATGAGGCACATGGTACAGCATCTCGTTCTAAGTCTTCTATCTTATTACGAGACATGGCTAAAAAAGAAGAGCTGATTAAAGCCATGAAAGAGATATCAGATTTTATTAAACAAATAGATGATGATGTATTCTCATACCAAGTCATAGATGAATACTTCACTGAATTTAAGAGTCAGGAAGATATTGCTAATGTACATGATCTATCTCTTAGCAGTATTCAAAAATATTATGACAGAGGCATGAGAAAGCTATTCAAACTATCAAAGAAACAGTAGGTAAAATATATAATAAAATGTGAAATAAATGTTAGTTATTTGTTGGATATTTGCTAAACATTTACATATATTACATTGCTATAATAGTAGTATGAGAGAAGCGCTTAAACAAAGGCGCTTTTTATTTTGTCTGAAAGGATATGATGTAACAATGCTTAAAAGCTGCAGCTACTGTGGACGTATACATGATGAGCGTTATGTATGCGACAAGAAGCCTAAGAGGATATACAGTAGGTATTCACAGGAGACAGTAGCACGCAAGACAAGACGTACGCACAGGTGGACTGAGATGAGTAAGCGTATACGTGCAAGAGATAAAGGCATTGACCAGGCAGCAATACATGGGCTTGATGGTAAACCTTACATACAAACAAGAGAGCTTGAAGTGCATCATATCATACCAATAGAAGAAGATAGTGAGCGAGCGTATGATCCATATAATCTCATTACATTAAGTAAACAGACTCACGAGAAAGCAGAGTGTGGTGAGATATCAAGAGAAGCACTGTTGGCTATAGCAAAAGCCAACACTGATGGTACAAAGCTAGACTAATCCCCCCTACATTAGGGGGATGAAAAGGCAATTTTTATGCGAGACCACAGCCCCACTTTTATTTCTGAATTTTTCCCTTATGGGAGATTTGGACCCTCAAAAATTTAACCTCAAGTATGAATATCAAAGTAATGAAAGGAGATGATGATTATGGCAAAGAGAGCAACTCATGTCAGCGAGACAAGAAAACACTTAACAAAAGCCGAGAAGAAAGCACGAAGCAAGGCTGAGAAGAAGCTGCAAGGTGACTCTGATAACATAGTACCAGACGAGCCATTAACCGAAGCACAGTTGGATATCTTTAAGAAGACTGCGAGCGAACTCTTGGAGAGAGGTATAGCTAGTAATCTAGATGCTCCTGTTATTACTCAATATTCGAGGTGTTATGATCGCTTAAATCAAATTGAGAGATACCTGGATGAAAACAAAGATGCTTTATTTGATAACAAGCTTATGACAATACAGGATAAAGTGTATAAGCAGTACATCAAGTATTGCAGTGAGCTGTGCTTAACACCTCAGTCACGTGCTAAGATGTCAACAACAGCCACACATAATGAAGAAGTAGATCCATTAGCAAGCTTGCTAAGTGATTTTGATGGCTAGACGTAAGAAACACCAAGCCATTAAATACGCCGAAAAAGTAGTAAAAGGCAAAGTAGAAGCACCGAAATATGTAATTAAGCAGTGTGTAGAGTTCTTGAAAGATGTCAAAGAAAAAGGTAAATACTGCATTAACTGGAAAACTGTTGACAAGATAGATACGATATTAAAGCTGATGATCATGCCAAAAGGGTTAAGAGCTGGAGAAAGCATGTATGAGTGTACAGAGGATTATCAGTGGGTCCTGTACGTGGCTACATTGGCAACAGTCTACAAAGACAATAAGAATAAAAGGAGATATCAGACAGGGCTTCTAGAAATCGCGCGAAAAAATTATAAAACGTTCACGGTAGGTATAATATTTATTCTCCTTTTCATTATCGAGCCTCCGCTGAGTAAGTTTTACAGTGTTGCGCCTGATGGAAGTCTATCACGAGAAGTAAAAGAAGCGATTAATGACATATTGAAAATGTCTCCGCTTCTTTTTGCATTTAAAGGGATGGAAAGATGGAAGATTTTAAGAGATTCCATCGAATTTAAGCCCAATGGCAGTAAGTATTTCCCACTCAACTACTCAAACTCACGAATGGATGGACGTTTACCAAACGTATTCCTTGCTGATGAAGTAGGTGCACTACCTAACAGTTACGCAGTTGAAGCTATGCGTTCAGGACAGTTAAACATCTTAAATAAGCTAGGTTTCATTATTTCTACAAAATATCCAACAATTGACAACCCTTTTGAAGCTGAAGTGGACTATGCCAAAAAGATTTTAGATGGACAAATAGAAGATGATACCTATTTTTCGCTTCTATATGAGCCAGACAATCCGAAAGACTGGTCAAGCAAGAAAGTAAGCGAATGGAGAAAAGTCTTAAAACAGGCTAATCCTGTGGCTTTAAACAGTAAAGAAATTTGGGATGATTTAGTAAGACGTAGAAAACGAGCTTTGGAAATGCCTAGTGCGCGTGAAAACTTCCTGACTAAACACTGCAACATTATTTATCAAGGCCTAGGCACTGAAACCTATATAGATGTAAATAGCGTTATAGAGTGTCGTACAGGTCCAATCGATTGGACAGGCATTGATGTCTATGTTGGAGTCGATTTGTCCATGACAAACGATAATACAAGCGTATCGATAGCTGGAATGGACGAGTACGGAAACATCTTAGCAGAAAGCTGGGGATTTATACCAGATGGACGTATTGATGAGAAATCACAAGCCGAGAGAATCGATTACAGGCAAATGTGCGAAGAAGGACATGTGTTCGCATGTGGCGATTTAACAATAGACTATGCATTTGTAGAAGATTTTGTATTTGATCTAGAAAGAAAGTTAGGATGCAACATAGCCGCTATCGGCTACGATAGATATAACGCCATGTCAAGCGCCCAAAAATGGAGCGAATTATACAATGTTGTAGAAGTCAGACAGCATTCAAGCGTATTACATCCTCCTACAAAGCTTCTGAAAGAAAAAATAGAAAATCACGAGTTTAAATATGAGCTTAACAGGATGCTTGAAATAAACTTCCAGAATGCAAGATGCACATACGACACTAACTTGAATATGTACGTTAACAAAAAACGCAGCAACGGCAAGGTGGATATGGTTGTATCTCTTATAAATGCCGTGTACTTGCTGCAGCAGGAAATCCTGGCAAACGGTGACGGATTCGTTGCTGGTGTTTACTAGGGAGGAGGTGAATATTAGAAAATGGGTTTTATTGAAAAGGTAAGAAATGTGTTTTCAGGTGAAGAGACTGTAATACATGACCCTGTTTTGAGGTCCATTATTAATGGAGACGCATTGACCAGAGACAAAGCGATGTCATTGCCGCAGGTAGCAAGTGATGTAGATATCATTACTTCTACGGTAGCTCTTATTCCTATCAGGCTTTACAAGAAGCAGGAAGAAGATGGACGTACACAGGTTGTAGCGATTGATGATCCACGAGTAAAGATGCTCAACAGAGAGACAAACGATACGTTAGATGGATTTCAGTTCAAGAAGGCGATGGCCGAAGACTACTTAATGTCTAAAGGCGGATATGCTTACATCTTAAGGGAAAGAAACAAGGTAAAAGGCCTTTACTATGTTAAGTCGGAGCATGTCTACGTTCTTAGAAATGATGATCCAATCTTTAAGCGTGCCATGTACTATGTAAATTCAAAAACATATTTTCCACACGAATTTATCAAAGTCATGAGAAATACGCGCGATGGCATAAAAGGTACAGGTGTTGTTGATGAAATCAATGATGCATTAAACACTTCTTATTCAATGCTCAAATACCAGCTTAATTTAATGAAAAAAGGCGGAAACAAGAAAGGCTTCTTAAAATCCGACAGGAAATTAAGCGAACCTGCAATAAACGAGCTTAAGAGAGCGTGGACAAAGCTTAACAGTAATGAAAATTCTGATAACGTCGTGGTCCTAAATCAAGGCTTAGAGTTTCAAGAATCTTCAAACAACGCTGCACAAATGCAGTTAAATCAGTCAATCACTACTCTTAATCAAGAGATAGACAAGATTTTTCATTTTAGCGATGATTACGAGAAGTTTATTAAGAACGCAGTACAGCCAATTTGTACTGCTTTTGAGACTGCTTTAAATCGTGATTTGCTCTTAGAGAGAGAAAAAGATGATTATTTCTTTGCTTTCGACTATAGCGAAGTATTAAGAGCGAATATGAAAGAGCGTTTTGAGTCTTACAAACTTGCTAAAGAAGCTGGATGGATTACTAAAAACGAAATCCGAGAAATGGAACATCTTAAGACCTACAAAGGCTTAGATATTATTGATGTTGGTCTTGGATCAACTAACTACAATCCTGTTAAGGATGAATGGTTTGTACCTAACACTGGCCAAATGACAAACAGTGACAATAATACATCATCATCAAATTCAAGCAGTAAAGGTGATGATGGAGATACGAAAGGAGGTGAGTAATACAGTATGAAAGCCGAATTATTAGCATACGGTGAAGTTGTAAGTAATGAGTATGCAAAAATGTACGAGGGTTGGTATGGTGAAGACGTTAGTAACCTGTTCATCTTCCCGCAGAAATTCAATGATGCGATCAATGAATTAAATGAAGGAGATGAGTTAAATGTGTTCTTTAACAGTCCAGGTGGAGACGTATTTGAAGCTGTATCAATTTCTAGCCAAATTAAAAGAGCGCGCATGCGCGGTGTTACAGTAAATGCCTACATTGACGGCTTGGCAGCTAGCGCTGCAAGTTTTTTAGTGATGGCCTGCGACAACGTTTATGCTTATACATCTTCTATGATGATGGTACACAAGCCTATGTCGGTTGTCTATGGAAATGCGGACGAGATGCGTACGACAGCTCAGACACTTGAAGATGTTGAGGATGCAACATGCATGCCTTTATATCTGGAAAAGGCAAAAGTGCCAGAAGAAGATATTAAAGAAGCACTTACTGCTGAAACGTGGTTAAGCTCTAAGTCTATGTGTGACATGTTCAATATCACATTATTAACAAACGTTGAAGCACCTAACCAGGCTAAAACACAGCAAATTATGAAGTACTGCGCTCAACAGTACCATATGCCTGCAAACTTCTTGAAAGGTGCAGGCATTGACCCGAAAGAGCCAACAAAAAATAAACAAACAAAAAATAAGACTGGTAAAACTCCAAAACAGGAAGATTATACAGTCTTTTTTAATGCAATCAACAAGATTAAGGAGGATTAATGTATATGTTTAACATTAAAGCATTGCAAGAAAAAGTTAATGACTGCGCAAAAGCTATGCAGTCTATTGTAGAAACAGCGCAGGCTGAAAACCGTGCTCTCACTGATGAAGAAAGAGCAAAATTTGACCAGCTTAACAAAGAAGCAACAACTGCTAAAGAAGATATCGCAAGATACCAGCAGGCAGCTCAGTTTGGATTAAATTTAGATGATCCAACACAGAATAATAAGTTAACAGTAGAACAGAAAGAAACAAGAGCTTTTGAAAACTTCTTATCTAACAAATTATTCGGTGCGCCTTTACAGGAAGGTACAAACATCACCAGAGGAGATAACGGCGCAGTTATTCCTACAACAATCGTTAACAAGATTATTGACAAAGTAAAAGATATTTCACCTTTATTTAGAGATGCTGAAACATACACAGGCAAAGGTACTATCGCCATTCCTTATGTTGACTCAGCTAATGATAACATTACTGCTGAATTTGCTGATGAATTTACCGATGGTGATCCAACAGCTACTAGATTATTAACCGTATCATTAAACGAGCATTTAGTCAGAGTACTCTCATTAGTATCTCAGTCATTAATTAACAATGCGTCTGTTGATATCGTTGAATTAGTAACTACTAAAATGGCCGAAGCAGTAGCGGAATTATATGAAGCTGCGATCTTAGGCAAAAAAACTACTAACGGTGTAGAGGGTATCTCAACTGTACCTGCCAACATGACAGTTACAACTAAATCAGCAACTGCTATCACTATGGATGAATTAATTGATTTAAA